CACAGTCAGTAAACAAATATGGTTGGAGCCAGTTCAAAGATATGCTTAACCGTACTCATTATAAGCGTTTAGATGATACTGCTGGTATACAATTAGTTACAGACTTAAATTGGTATGACCAAAAGATTACAATAAGCGATGGAAGTACATTACCTATTCCAGATGCAACAAGTAGTGTTCCGGGTGTAATATTTATAGGTGGCGAAAGAATAGAATATTTTGTAAGAAACGACAATGTATTGAGTCAACTAAGACGTGGTACATTAGGTACAGGTGTAAAAGATACACATATTGAAGGTACTACAGTGTTTAACAGCGGCTTGACATCAGTGATGCCGTACAAAGACGAAACACTTACAACACAGTTTATAGCAGACGGTATATCAAGTACGTATACTTTAGATTTTGTTGCAAGTAGTATTAACGAATTTGAAGTATTTGTTGGCGGCAAACGTTTACGTAAAAACGCAATTAGTAGTTACGTATCATTAAATCCAACATATCAAGATAGTCCGGAAGGTGATGTTACACTTCCGGCAGAGTTTAGTGTGAATGGTTCTACACTAACATTAACCACAACCCCAACAGAAAACGTTAAGGTAACTGTTGTAAGACGTAGCGGTATAATATGGACAAATCCAGGTACTCAACTGAGTAAAGCAGATTCTGACATAGCTAGATTCTTACGTGACTCAACAGTTGACTTGCCGCGATAAATACAACAGCAGGATGTATAACAAATGACAGATAAAATAAATGAAAATAGCGGTGTGTTAATACAAGGACACATCAAAATACACAATCCAGAAACTGGAGAAGTAATAGTGGATAAAAATAATGCTATCCATTACGAAAATATGAGTATAAGCCTAGCAGAAAGTATAGGAAATGCTGGTACTGGTTGGATTTACCAGATGGGGTTCGGAAACGGCGGTACAAGCGTTGATGATACAGGTATTATTACATACCTAACTCCAAACTCAACAGGTACAAATGCAAGTTTGTATAACGAAACATTTACTAAAGTAGTAGATGATCGTAGTGTTAACAATTTAGATCCTGCAAGAAATAAAATTGAAACAAGACACGTTAGCGGAACAAACTATACTGATGTATTAGTAACTTGTTTGTTAGATTATGGTGAACCAGAAGGTCAAGATGCATTTGATACTGCAACTAACTCAGAAAGTTTATATGTATTTGACGAATTAGGATTAAAAGCATATAGTGCAGACGGCACAGGTAGACTACTTACACATGTAATTTTCCATCCTGTACAAAAGTCATTGAATAGATTGATACAAATTGATTACACTGTGAGAATACAAAGTCTAACAGGTTTTAACGAGGGATAATTGAATGCCATATACAATACAATTTACTGATAGTAACGAAAACAATCCCATAATAATTGAAGATCAAACTATCAATAATGATACTAGTTTACAGTTACCCGGAAAAAACAGTGTTGGGTACGGCGCCGCAATTGCTACAGACTTACTTCATTTATTAGAAAATTTTGCAGCACCAACTGCACCAGATAGACCAATTGAAGGACAGTTATGGTATAACAGTTCGTCAGAGCAACTGTTAGTATACGATGGCACTATTTGGGTTCCAAGTGGTGGTCTAAAGAAAAGTACAACTCAACCTGATGCTGTTAATTCACTAACTGGCGATTTATGGGTTGATACAGATAACCAACAATTATACTTGTATAGTGGTAGTGGTTGGATACTAGTTGGCCCGCAATTTAGTGATGGCCTAACAACTGGTGCTGTACCAAATACAATTATTGGTCAAGATAATGCAGAAAACACAGTTATTGAAATTCAAGTTGCAGCAAATATTGTTGCTATAATTGCTTTTAGTGAGTTTACTCCTAAAGCAACAATTACAGGATTTACAGGCGCACCTATACGTCCGGGTATTAACCTTGCAAGTAGAGATACAGACGGTGATGGAATTAACAATGTTAAGTTTTACGGTATTGCTGAAAAATCTGAAAATTTAATTGTAAACAATTTAGCTATTCCAGCAGGAAACTTCTTAAGAGGCGATGCAGAATCAACAACTACTAGTCCACTGAATATTCAAAACAACAGTGGTATTGCTTATGGTATTAATGCTGAACTTAATATTGGTATTGAAGGCAGTGCTGGCGTAATACAACATAATATTGAAGGTTCAAATATTGATGTTAGAGTTAGAAATGCAGGAAACAGTAATACTGTTTTAAGAGTTGACTCAAGTTTACGAGTTGGAATTAATAACGAAGCACCTGATGAAGCATTAGATGTAACAGGTAACATTTTATCTAGTGGCACAATTAAAACCAATGACACAACTGAAAGTACTACAATAAGTAACGGTAGTATTATTGCTAAAGGCGGTGTTGGTGTTGCTAAAACACTAAATGTTGGTGAAAATATTACAGTCCAAAAAGCAATTACATTAGGTAACAATGATTTAGTTGTAGATACAGCAGCAAGTGACTTAATTTTACCCGATCTTAATAATGCTAGAAACATAGGTACAGCTGCTTTAAAATGGCGCAAAGTTTATGCTACTACTTTCTTAGGAAACTTAGAAGGACAAGTAAGTGGTAACGTTAGCGGAAAAGCAGGAAGTGCAGATAAGCTAACAAGTGCAACTACGTTTAGAGTTACAGGTGATGTTGAAACAGTTGAACAAAGTTTTGACGGACAAACAGGCGGCGGAGTTAAAGAATTTAATTTAAGTGTAAAAAACACTATTGTTAGTGGGAAAGAATTAGTTAATAACAGTCTATCTAACGATGAAATATTAATAGATAGAACTACAGGTGATAATACCGGACTAAAAAGAATAACTAGACAAACACTATTCCAAGCAATAGGCGGTCTTACACCAATTGGCAGTATTATGCCATATGCTGGAAACGCAGAACCTGCAGGTTGGAAGTTTTGTAACGGACAAGAATTAAGTACAGGGGTATTTAATCAGCTATTCCAGTTAATTGATTATAATTATAAACCACAAATTGAAACTACAGCTGGATTTTTCTCTGTACCAGATCTAAGAGGAAGATTTCCAATGGGTAGTGCTGTTATGGGAGGCACTACAGTACCACCAGCAGAAACAACAAGGGTTGATACAGTAAATTCACAAACATTAGGAGCAGTAGACGGAACTGGTTCTAAAACTATTGATGTTGAAAACTTACCAGAACACCAACATGATTTAAAAGCACCAGATGGACAACAGTTTTTTGCACATCGTGAAGTTGATGGTCGAGGAGTTATCCCAACTGATGCACAACCAAGTAGCTTACAAACTGGAGCTGAAGATTTATCACAAAGATTTGGATCAAGTGGAGATGTTGCTATTCCAACTGGAAGCGGATTTAGTGAAGTTGGAGCACCATTAGATATAACTAATCCGTATCAAACAATTAATTACATTATCTACACAGGAGTCACAGGATCATGAGTTATAAAATAAACAAAACAGACGGGTCCTTGTTAGTAGAACTTACTGATGGAATAATAGATGTTACATCTACAGACTTAACACTAGTTGGACGTAACTATAAAGGGTTTGGCGAAGCATTTAATGAAAATTTTGTAAAAATTATTGAAAATTTTGCTTCTTCAAGTGCTCCTAGCAATCCTTTAGAAGGACAACTATGGTATGATACAAGTGATGATAGATTAAAAATATATAATGGAACTAGTTTTACAACATCTGGGTCGCCTACAGTTAGTGCAACACAGCCAACAAGCCCTGTAGCAGGGGATTTATGGATTGATAATAGCGAAAAACGTCTTTCAATGTATGATGGCACAGTTTGGACTGTAGTAGGACCGCAATATAATGCAGTACAAGGTAAAACAGGACTTGAAGCTGTTACTATGGTAGACACAAGTACACAAACAAGAACAGTTGTAGCGTTATATGTTGGCGGAGTACTTGCTGGATTTTATAGTAGATTTGCTTTTACTCCGGCTAATGCTTATGCAATTGCTCCGTATGCAGTTGGACGTGAAATAAAAATAGGATTTAATCCTGTTGATACTGCCGGATTTAAATATCATGGAACTGCTACTAGTGCAGAAAACTTAACAGATGATGCTGGAAATACTTTTAGCTCAATTGACTTTGTAAGAACTAACGAAAGAGACTCAAGTAATGCAGTAGTTGATCAGCAAATGGAAGGCGGACTATTTGTAAAAGGTAGTACAGGTTTAACAGTAGGATTTGGTGACAGTAAGTATGCTTCGTTTAAAACAGTAGATAGCGGCACAACAACTACAATTGAATTAAGTCAATTAAATTATGATTTTTCAATTCGTGTTCCTCAAGGCAACGATTATATTGAAGCACTTACTTTAGATACAAGTACACAACGTTTTGGTTTATATCAAGATACACCAACAGCAACATTAGATGTTACTGGAGACGGAAAATTTAGCGGCGATTTGACTGTAGGGGGAAATATTACAGTTGAAGGAAGTACTACATATCTTAATACAGAGACTATGAGAGTACAAGATCCTAATATTGAATTAGGAATACAAGATGATAGTACTGAATTAAATGATACTGGAGTTGATGGCGGTGGTATAACATTAAGATCGACTGATGGCAGTAAAGATATTCATTGGGTAAACAGTACAGGTAACTGGACTTTTAATCAAAATATTGATTTAATACAAGGAAAAGAATACAGAATTGAAAATGTACAAGTGTTATCTAAAACTAAATTAGGTGATACTGTTACTACTGCTAACGGATTAACAAGTGTAGGTACTTTAGGTTCTTTAAGTGTAACAGGTAATGGAGCATTTGGAAGTATTAGCTCTCCAGGAGCATTAAATATTAGCTCAACTGGTGACATAACAATTAACAATCAAAAAATTACAGGACTAGCAACACCAACAGGTAATACTGATGCTGCTACAAAAGCATATGTTGATAGTTCTACAGCAGGAACAGACATAGCACTTGCATTAGATATTACTGGACTAACAACTCCAAATGCGGCTGGAGTATCAAATGGTCCTATAACAGATGTAAAAAACATATTACAGAGTATTTCTCCAGCATCAAGTGTGAGAGAAAATGCAGTAGCAAGAATACATTGTACAAGTTATGCAGGGGCAACTGTAACTGGTATTGGTATTAGTGTAACAACTGATGCTACAGGAACACTACAAAAATCAAGCATTGCTGTTGACGCAGCAGGCACACAAAATGAGACAGTAATACAAGATATTGCGGCTGCTAATACAGCTTCGGGTAATGTTACACTTACACCGACTAGATATACAATGGTATTTACTGTAACAGGAGCAACTTGGACATTTACAAGCACAAGTAATTATCCGTAGGTTACGATAAATACTAATAACAATAAAGGGTTATAAAAACTATGGCGTACACAATTAACACATATAACACTAATCAATTAACCGTAGTACAAGACGGGACAATTGATCAGACTACAGACATCAAGTTAGTTGGTAAAAACTATGCAGGGTATGGTGAGATACAAAACGAAAACTTTGTATTCTTATTAGAAAACTTTGCTGGTGGCAACCAACCACCTAGAGCTATTACAGGGCAAATATGGTTTGATACAGTAAACAGCAAACTTAAATTTTATGATAGCACAAAATGGCGCACCACAGGCGGCGCAGAGATTAGTGCTACTGCTCCGGCAGGATTAGCAACTGGTGATTTTTGGTGGGATACTACTAACGAACAACTAAAAGTCTACAACGGAACTGATTATGTTCTAGTTGGTCCACAAGACGCAGGTTCAGGTATTACACAAATGCAAAGTGCTAGTGTACTAGATACTGGTGCTATTGCAAGATCAGTTATAAAAGCTACTGTAAATGACGAAGTAATTTTTATTATTAGCCCAAGTGAATTTACTATTGACTCAACTGATTCAGAAAACGCCATTTCTGGATTTGATATTGTACGTCAAGGCGTAACTCTTAAAAATACAACAAATGCAACAGCAGGTGTAACAAGCGGAAGTCAAAGATTTTGGGGAACTGCTTCTAACGCATTAAAGTTAAATGGTATTGATGCAAGTAATTATGTGCAAGCTAATCCAGGAAATCCGACTACATTTTCAGAGCTTACAAACTTTCAAACTGATGCAGGAATTGCAATTGGTACAGGATTAGATTTAAAAATATTTGTTGAAAACGACAACCAAGGTGTTATTAGTAACGCACAAGGTGACGAGATACGTTTTAGAGCAAAACAAACAGGCGGAGTTATTACTAATATAGTAACTATGGAGCCAGGAAAGATAAAACCAGGCTTAAATAGTTTAGGCTCAGCAGTTGAA